ACATGTTGCAGCAAGGCTTGGATCTGATGTTCAAGTTATCCGACGACCGGGAAGAATGACATGAAAGCACTGCTCATCGCTTTAGTGCTGCTGTTCATCGCCCCGGCCGCGACCGCCCACGCCGGCACCGACGAGCAAGGCTTCCTTGCAGCGGTGAGCACACTCGGGTACGTCGATCAAGGTCAAGCCTTGAGCGCCGGGTATGCGGTGTGTGCGATGCGCGGCCAGGTAGGCCAAAGTTTGACTGAGCGGATTCTGCGCCGGGTGCTGGAGAAGATGAACCAGTACGGGGACGCCAACAACTCCTCGCCATTCTCAGATGCCGCTGTGCAATACCTCTGCCCCAGAATGTTCTAAGCCTTAGAGATCAAGCCTTCCGAATCAAACCTGAACTCAGGCATCGACGCGGGCATCCGCCACATATTCAAGCCTTCGTCAGATACAAAAGTGTGTTCGTTCACCCGGATCAGCAGGTCGGCATCTGATTCAAGCCTCTCCCGATAAACGAAACCTTCCACCGGGTCGAACTCCAGCACGAACTCTTTGAGCCGGTCGTAGAAACCGCGAAGCCTCGACAGTTTGTCGAAGTTCATGCCTTCACCGTTCGTTGCCATGTATTCGCCGTGGTCACGAAGCCTTTTGTATGCGGACTGCTGACAAAGCTCCACTGGCACGATGAACGGCCATGACTCCAAGGCTTTCTGCCGTGGTGTGAGGGTTCCGCCGTAGGTTCTGACGTGCCACGACACGGCTTGCCGGGTGACCCCGAATTGCCGGCCGATCTCAGCCTGGGACATACCTTTGGCTTTCAAGCCTTCGATGATCGCCAGCGTCAACTGTGACACGTCAAGCCTTTCTGTCGATCAAGCCTCTTCAAAACGATCAAGGCTTAGGTATGAATAGTGTACCGCTGCCAGCAATAGTTCAAGCGTCACGGCTGGAATAACGAATCAAGCCTTCTGAGGATATGAGTTCGTCACAGCGCGTTACCGACGAAGTCGCCGAGCCCATCTAACGTCACTACTGTGACGGTGATGCCCAGGTAATCGTCCATTTTCTCGACTGTATCCCAGTCAGACGATGATGAACTGCACCCGTTCTGACGAAGATAGGCCATAGCCTTCATTGCTGCGGCCTGTCGAGCTTTCAGTTCGGTTGTTGCTACGGCTATCACCTCGTATCGCGTATCGATGGTTGCGACGTAAACGCGGCGGCCGGCCGATTGTTCGCTAGGTTCTCCAGCTAGCACGTCCGCGCATGCCGATTTAGCGTCTCTTAGGGTGTCGAATGCTTGGCCGGCTAGCCGGTTATCGGCGCCGAACGATTCCGGCGTCATCGCTGACCTCAGCACGGTAACCGACCACCCGTAGCCCGCGGTCGGTCGTTCGATCTCGAAACCGGCGATAGTGCCGACCGCGATATCGGCGCGGTAGTAAGTAACCCCGTGGTCGTCCTGGCGACGGAATTTCAGCGTTGTCATGGTGTCCTCTCAGTTTGGTTGACGGTAGCTAATCGCTACCCGTAGGGCGCCCGGTATCGCTACCGGGCACCTAACGGCTAGGGACTAGACCGAGACGACCGCCGACCGGATGAAACCGGCGCTATTGTCGCGGCGCCACTCATGACCCTTAGCGCGCAACCCGACCACCACGCCGGCGGGGTCGTTGCGGCGCTCATCGGACTCGTCGCCATCGATGACCGCGAAACCGTGCCACGTCTCCGGCAACGGTTTCCCGCGCGGCGTATCAAAGGGCATCGCGACCGTGCCGCCCGACGCCAGAATGTCGGCCAGGTAGCCGTCGCTAGTGTGCGCGGGTTCCTTAGCTGAATAGGTCAGGCTGTAGGCGTCACTCGGCGCCCGGTCAGCTGGTGACCACGCCGTGTAGTCGTACAGATTGACCCCGGCATCGGTGAGCGCCGCGACCATATCGGGCGCGATCAGCTCGTAGCGAATGTCCGAAGTCGTGTTTAGCCGGAGATTGATCTCGCCGTGCCGGCGTAGCGCCGCCCGGATTTCAGCGCCGATGATCAGGCCCGCGAGATCTGGCCGCGCAATCAGAAACGCGGTCCGCACGGCTTGCGCCCGTTGTTGTTGCGGCATGCCCGATTGACCCGACCTCGACAAGCAAGCCGCGGCGCAACCTAGCGACGCTAGCGGGCATAAATTCCATGCCCCGGACAGTTCAAAAGCGTCGCGGACATCTTGTAGTGAGTCGGCCATCATCCCGCGTTCGGGCGTGAGCATGAAACCGAACGACGCCAGGGCATTCTTGCCGAGTTTGTACTGTGCGGCGCCGCTAGTGAGTAGCGCCGCGCTGGCGCGTTTGTATCCGACCCGTTCCCGCAATTGTGCCCAAACTTTACGGGCATCGGAGACGCGCACGCGGTCGGCGCGGGTGTCCTGGTGTAGGCCGGCGATGACCGTGGCGCCGAAATCGGCGTCGGCCAGGGCGCGCTCTACTCGAGTGAATTTTCTTGCCATGATTTAACCCTCCTCTGGTTGTGAAACGTCAAGCTCTACCGGCGGTAGAGCAAAGACCACCGACTAGCCGATGGCCGATGCACTACACCCGCTAGGCGATACCGACCGACCAAAAGCGCACGCCCGCGGCGTACATATGCGCCACTAGGTTCGGCAGTTCGGTTAGTCGTTGCCGGAATAGCGCCGGAGTAATGTCGGCGCCCATCGCCATGACGAAATCGCGGTCGCCGTCCCATAACACGACCGAACGCCGGATGTCACAGTCGGCGCGATTGAATAGGTCGGCGTTAATCCACGCGACCATGACGCCGGCGTTAAGCGAACGGCGCATGGCATCGGCCATCGTGTCGTCGCCAGCCGGTAACTCGACAATGGTCTTGGCGGGCGCCGCGGGAGTGTCTACCGACACGACGTGTCGGGTAACTCCGAAAGCCGGCCGCCCGCCGGCCCGCTCGGCGGCGCCGCGCGTCATATGAAACGACGCCGACACGTCACCGGTATCGGAGACGCGGATAACGGCGTGCGAGTAAGGCCGGCCGGTTCGCTTAGTGACCGACACGGTGCCGAATGTGGCGTCGTATGTGGTCGCGGTAATGGTCTGCGAGATAGTTCTGGCCATGATTGAAATCTCCTAACGTGGTGTGAAACGTCAAGTCTTTGACGCTACGGTAAATCATACCTTAGTAGTGTGAAACGTCAAGCCAAGCCTTTAAAGCAAGCCAAGCCTTTAAAACCATTCAAGCCTTTACCGCTAGCCAAGCCTGAAAACATAATCAAGCCTTTACCGACTCGGCAATCTCAGCGACAAGAGCAACGGCTAGCCGGCTAGCGATCAGGTACAGCGCAACGTCGGCCAAGTAGCCCATGTCGGAATGGTTCGGCATCCACTCGGACACATCCTCTGACCACGCCCTGGTACCGATGAAATGCTGCCACTTCTCAAACGTATACACCGACACCGCACCGTCCGCTATCTGATCGATGGCGCCGGCGTCGTTATCGACTGCTAACCGTTGCCAATCTTCCGGGTCAATCTCGCCGGTAAGTTCGATGACCGCGTCGCGGATACCGATCAGGAAATCGTCGGCGGCGTCGTTGTCGTTGTGGCAGTCCGCCAACGTGGCCAAACCGTTGGCGCTGTACTGCCGAATTCGCGCGGCCAGATCATCAACTTTGGTGTCCAGCGTCGTCATCGTGTTTCTCCTATCTAGGTTGCGGCTAGTTCCGCATACCGCGCCATCGGACGTGATGCCCGATGGCGGGTAAACGGCTCTACTCGTAGTCGGTGATCTCTGAGACGTGATAGCGGTACAGCACCCATAGTTCGGGCGTGAGCGTGTAGATAACCCCGTGCCCGTCAATCGGGTCTGAGAACGTCACGGGCGTCTCGTAGTCGGGCTGTAGGTCGTCGCACGCCGACTTCACAGCGGCGAACGCTTCCGCTTCATAGCGGTAGTCGGCGTCGGCGCTATCGCACCCGTCGCCCGTGACGAGCAGTAGGCGATAAGCCATGTCGGCGGTCATCGAGCACCCGCCAACGCGGCAAGCGCCCGACCGACCATCACGGGAAGATCAGCGGCGAACGCGTTATAGTCCACGACATCGACGACCGTGTCCTCTCCCGACGACATCCACGTGTCCTCTACGGGGTCGTTAACGTAGATGCCAATCGACCATCCCAACGCCCCGTCGTTGCCGTAGCGCGACTGATAGTTGTCGTCGTCGGTACCGTCGGTGCTTTCATAGGCGACACGGTTAGCGAAACTGCATAGCCCCTCGTCGGTAGCGACAATCCAATGACCCGATTCCAATCGAGCCTCTAACGCCATGCAACCACCGCCCGTACCGACTTCGGTAAAGGTGATGCCGTACTGATCGCGGACACTATCTAGAACCTCATGCGTTGTTGTCATGCTTTCATCGTACGGCAATGGTGGGAAGTGTCAAGTTAGAACGGTTTACCAGGGGCGCGCATCGTCGGTCAGCGGGTGGTCGGTCGCTTTCGGTCTCCAGCTCCGTCGTCGGGTCGGTCGGTCGGGTCTCGTCGTCGTCGGTCGGGCCGCGCAAAGTTCGGTCGGTCTCGGTCGGGGTCGGGGGTCGGGTCGTCGTCGGGTCGGGGGTCGTCGTTGCATCGTCGGTCGGTCGGGTCGGGTCGGTCGGTCGGGTGGTGAGCGGGAAACCTGCCATCCCCCCCACGGGGGGTTGGCCGGCGCCGGCGGCGCCGCACCGCCCCGTAATGCGGCTGTTCGATTCGGTACGGGTTTTAAAGCCGATGTCCTGCGGGTTTGTC